CGAGGTAAGATTTTCACAACTAGTAAACGCAGAAGCGCCAATAGTTGTAACACCATTTGGAATGTATATACTTGTCATATTATCACAATAGCAAAAAGCGCAATCTCTAATAATCTCTGGGTTGACTAATGTATATTTAACTGTATGTTCACCTGTTGTGGAGAATGTATATGAACTTACAACTGATGGTTGTACGACACCATCGATTTCAATGCTACTGATATTACTTTTACCACTAGAAATTTTTGTTGAACTACTTGTGCTTGTTACATTAAACTTAGCAACCACCCTTGTTTCAGGTTCTACATAAGGATTATAATGCACCTCATTTGGTATATCTTTACATATAGATACATTAGGTAGAATCAGATTACTCTGTGCGGCCTCATACTCAGCATGAGTATTGAATTTCTTTAAATATTTTCCCATTTTGTTTATTTGGTTTTTAATTCATTATTTTATAATAAATATCACATAAAAAAGGTAATGATATAGAAGTTGGCACAAAACATCAAATTATATTTTCAATGGCTTCTTTATTAATTATTATTGTTCCAACATCCCCTTGCCTATTAAATTCTATGACGTCATATCCAAGTTTTTTTGCTTTATATAACACTTTGCATAAATAAGAAAGATAATTATCGTTTCTATTAGGCTTAATTCTCATCTTTCTTTCTGTTGCTATTTTTGCGCTTGGTTTCATTTGATATATTGTTATATGATTTCCATAAGCCATAACCAATGCCTTATCTTTTGAGACAAATAAGTTATTATCCCAAAATTCATTACCAGTGGTAATGTGTCTTGTTTCATTAGGGACTGTTCCTCTATAATATATATTACCACCTTTATGATGGTTTTGACTAAGTTCATTTATTGTTTCTTGTATGACCTTTTTTACAATTATATTTAAATCTGATTCTGTTATATTCATATTAAATACGTATTTCTAATAAATATTGCATAGAATCAAATTAATTGTGCCATCTGCTATATCATTGCCAAAAAAAATGAGCAAATCATTAAGATTTACCCATTATAGTTAGTTATTGCCATCTTATATCCTCTTTTAACCAATCTTGGTGATACAATATCGAAATCCCTCTCCGTTATCTTATCCATCTTCAATTCGTTTTCCAAAATCTTCCTACTAATCGAATCCACTGGATAAAACACACCATTGATAAATTGAAGCCTTATGACATTGTTCATAATTTCATTTAATACATCCTTTACAATGCCATGCAGTTCTGACTCTGTAAGCCTTATTAATTCCATATCTTATTACCAATTATACAAAATGATATAACTCATTATCAGTTGGAATATGGTCATCTGGGAATGGGTCTTCATCATCCATATAATTCTCTTCAGTGGAATCATCCCACCCTATTGCCTTATCATAATCCTCATAATACGTTGGGTCAAAATACACTTCACCTTGCGAACTCATGTTATGATTATCTTGAGTGTCCATTTGGTCTTCAAATGGTTCATAATTGTTAAATGGCGTTTCTTCTGACTCAGCCTCATGCCAGTTGTCACCTAGGACATCCTCATTTAGCTTGTCCTTGACAATCTTTCTTGTGACACCTTCAACTATCTTGCGTAGTTCACTCTCTGTAAGCCTTATAACTGTTTTCATAATCGTTTTCTATTTTTTATATATAAATATCACATTATTTAGAATTTTTCGTTCTATCCACATCAAAATCATTATCCCTAAACGATGAAACCAATTCATCAGCAAGAACCTTAACCTTCCTAGTGAAAAAGTCCTTCAAGTCCTTTAAACACCTATTATTGCCCTTATTCTGCCTAAGATAAAAGTCAAATGATAGAAACTTCTTCTCACCCAATTCCATCTTGTCACCATTTATCTCAAAATTGATTATGGACTTTCCATCGAATATCTCATTGTTAACAAAAGATGACTTGATTCGGTTCTTGAAATCATCCCTTATTACATCTATCCTATTCTCATAGTCCATCTTCTTGTTTGGGGAAACCCAACACTTTCCACTAACATAAATTACTTGAGGATTGCTCCTGTTAACTGTGCCGTATTTCAACGAAATATCATTGCACACGTCCAATTTAATCTCCTTGTTTAATCTCTTTAATCCCATAATTTTTATATTTTATATATAAAATATAAAAATTATTTTTTAAATTTCAAGTATTTTTGAAAAAAAAAATGAGCAAACCTTTATGATTTACTCATTATTGGTTTTAATTGGATAAAATGAATTATCCATACAGCGTTAACTGTGTTGAAACAAATATTAGTTTGTTTCGTTAACCAGCCACCCCGCGAACGGCAAAACCGCTGCAGCGGTAGCCGTAGCCCTGCCAATACACGCCACCGCTAAAGAAGTACATGTAACGACCGCGCTGAACATCCGACGAGTAGAGCGAACTCGACCAGTAGTAGCCATAGCTACCCACGCGGTCAACGCTGCCATTGCCGCAGTTGCCAGCAGCAGGGAAAAACAACCTCTTAGAGTGGTCATTTTTATCAGCGACGTAGAGACCAGTGACACCACTCAGCGTGGTACGCTTATCGGTAGCAGTTATGACATTTCCACTTGCATCAATGTAATCAATTGCGTTACCTAGTGCTGCAAACTCAGCGTTTGTTGGCATACGCCATGCACCGCCCCAGTTAGCCACTACTGCATCATCAGATGCTTCTAGAACTGTCTTACCATCAGTACCGTTATATTTTGTGAAACCACTTGAACCACTGCCAGTGTCAGCTGTCCAATATTTAGTGTCAGTCCAACCAAAGTATTTCTTCCCACTGCCACTACCTACTTGTGAAGCAGTGTATCCACTTGTATCGGCCCACTGAAAGAATAGGCCGTAGTCAGTCACTCCAGTTGCGCCAACGTTCATTGTTGCCCACTTGAGACCACCTATTTCCACGTAAGCGTGACCCTTGTATGGGTCATCAAAAAAGTATAAGTTCATATCATTTTCAGTAAGGCTAACGTGTGGTCTGCCGAAGGCTGTTGTTGCTGAGAATGTTTCCAACTCAGCAGTGGTATCGAATTTTGAAATATAGCTACCCATATTTAAATATATTTTTTTTTAGTTTTATTATTTTTATATAAATATTTGGGAATTGGCAAAAAATGGAATCATCTAAACATTCTTTCCAATTTCCTAAGTTCCCCTATTATCTTCAATAGTTGCTCAACGGTGTATTCATTCCTAGAAGCCCCGTTTGCTATTACGTTGTTATAAAGTGTCTCTAGTTGGTCGGCACACACCCTAATAGTCTCACTATCCATTGGGTTTTTATATTCTTTAAGCATTGTGTTTTTCCTTAAATAGTCATCAATGACTTCAGTTACTATCCTACTTGTGTCCATATTTAGTCATCCATTAGAATATCCCTTATTTCCAACAGTTTTGCCATGTCCTTTACAATTGACTCCTTGTTATAAGCCATGCTGCTAATCTGTTCCTTGAGTCCGTTCAACTCACCGTTTTCAGCGTCTTCCTTGAGCATTTCATCAATTTTACTGATACACTCGTTCTTGAACTTGTTGAACAGTTTCTCCTTCCTTTGCTCTGCTATTGGTGTCCTAAAGTCCGTAATCTGCTGTACGAATGATATTTCGGACTCAGTAAGGTTTTCCTTTAGTTTGTTCTCAAACTCCTCCACAATCTTGTCAAGGCTCTTGTCCTCGTCCAATGACTTCTTGTGTTCATCCATGTATCTTGCAACCATGCTGCAACTTTCAGTGAGTTTGATGATGTTGTTGGCATTCCTCTTTGTTGACAGTATTATATTTCCATTCTCATACAGTTTCCTAGCCTCAGAATCGACGAATTCGGATGGAGTGACATTATTCTCCACCATGACCTTCTGAAACTTCCTATTGGACTCATTTAGCGTCTTTTGGTCAATGTCGCTCAATACCGTATTAACTAGGTTCTCTAGCACGACACTTGAGTCCGCTGCATTTGAAGTATTCTCCGTAAATTGGTTTTTAACCACATTGTAGAAGTCGAACTGTCTCAATAGGTTCTTGTCTTCCTTAATGGTCTTGATTACGTTCCTAACTGCCTTCTTGTTGGTCTTAAGCAATGTTGGAAGCTCATTCTCGAATATATGGTTAAGGATTCCGAAATTGGTTGTGTTAAGTTCTTCCATCAATGCCTTCTCATGTTTGCATTCGCTTATGGTTTCATCTAGCATGTCCCTAACAACCTCATAAGCCTTGAAATCATTCTTTTCCAAGGCTTCATTCATTATGTTCAAATAATTTGAAAACTCTTTTTGGTATTTATCGTTTTTCATATCAATATTTTTTTCTTTTTTATTTTCTTCATAAAAATAATATTTACTATAAATATCTTGATACATAAAAAAAGGTGAGGCATTCATGTTTTTAATACCTCACCTCTAATATTATTTAACCTACCATTTCACTCTCATCAACAAACTTGCTTAATGCATCAATCATGTTGTCGAATTCCTCATTAACCAATACTGAATCACCATTATAAACATCTGCACGGTTATACTTAACCTCCTTCTCTTGTTTACCATGTTCATTTATTGCTGAAATATATTTTTCCAACAACATGTCCAATCTATTATTGGACTCATTCAATAACGGTTTATTTGACCTCTTGGATTCCATTGGTGCATTAGGGTCATTGCCCATGTCAGCAGTGTTCATTGAACCTTCTTGACCATTAATCTCGCCTTGGTCTTCAGAACCTGGTGCTCCGAGACCATTCAAGTCTCCTCCTAGGTCTCCTTCACCTCCCATAGGTGCTGGTGGTGGTGCTCCTCCTCCACCCATTGCTCCACCATCATTCATATCTCCTTGACCTCCTTGTTGGCCATCCATATATTCAGCTCCTGGTTCTCCATAGATTCTATCAACTGTATCAAAGATACCAGTCTTCTTAATGATTTGAGCAGTCTTTTCAAGTTCAGCTGCAATAGCCTTTTCAAGACGTATCTCTTCAAGGTTTTCCTTAATTTCCTTTTCAGACCATTTCATAATCTGTTTCAATGCTCTCATTTGTGACATTGCTGGAAGCCCATTACCTGGGTCACTTACAGCATCTCTAACAGCATCAATCTTCTTCTGAGTATTCTCGATTTCCAATTGTTCCGCTTGCGTTGAAGGATTATTCATTGTCAACGTAAAATTAGTCAACTCATCATTGAATCCCAACAAATACAAATGTATTGAAGCCACTTTTGTCAACTCCATCAAGAATGCTTGCTGTACCCTATTTATAAGTCTTGTAAAACGAATATCCATAAGGGCTAGGTTCTTACCATCACCAGCAGCCTCTTCAAAGTTAAGGAATGACTTAGGTATCCTTAATGCTGTCAATACCTTGTTCTGAACGAACTTAATGTCATCCATTGCAGTAAGGTTCTGAGCGGCAGTCAAGGTATCAATTGGAGTTGGAGCATCCTCAGAACGTGTTGGGATAAATATATCTTGAGATACATCCAAAATATTCTTACGAAGGTCAACTTGACCAGTCATTGGGTCAATAATAGGAGTTCTCTTGAACTGATTTGCAATCTGTTCCATATATGCTGGAACATCAGCATCATCAATTGCACCAACAAATATCTTATATACCCTCCTTTCAATTGAACGCTCAAGACGATAAATAAGCATCATATCTTCCATAAGTGAAAGCATACGCCAATGTCTACGACCAGCATTGAGAATGGAAATACCATAAGGCAAATATAATGAGTTGGTCAATAATCTAAAATGAGCAATCTGCCAATCACGGAAAGGCACTTGAGAATTATTATCGTCAAGCCATATAAACTGAGTTGAAAGGTCACGTTCGTCCTTATTTATACCATTAACAGCAATGGACATTCCAGCCCCATAAGGATTCTGAATACCATTCTCAATTCTCTCCATATTAAACACTGGGAGCTGCCTCCAACCCTTAACGCCATTCTTATGGTCAACATCCAACATCATATACTGATTACCATACTTACACATTGCACGGATAATCATAGGTGCTGTCAACTGTATGTTCAATCTGTTCACGAACAAATCCTCAAGAATACTCTTGATACGCTCAGACTTTGAATACACATTGACTACGTTTCCATCAGAATTACATATACAACTTTCTTCTGCATATGTGTCCAATGCAGCACCAATCTCTGGGAATGCATCCATTAAGTCTGCATCTCTATACATCAACTTAACATTATTGAGCCCGCTGTATGCTGTTACGGACAAATTAATGTTAGCCTTGTACCATCTATCTTGTAGGTACTTATCTTGTTGTAATTCAAGCTTCTTCTGTTCATAGTCATCCTTGTTGGTTGTTCTGTACAAGACTTTATGACCGTTACTGCCCATGTCATATGAATTAATATGAGGCGTAACAGCGTCTTGACCTCCCCAATTACCACTGATGGCCTTGTCTAGTGCTTGGAATACTGTTGTCTTTCTTTTAGCCATTTTGTAATATGTTTTATTATAATAAATAATAAATGTAATTTAATAATTATTAAATACTTAAAAAAAGTTAATTATTTTGGCAATAAAATTGAAAATTCTTATCTTTGCAAACACAAACAATTAAAAGAAAAATGGTGAACTAATCAAAGCCCACCATTTTTTTCTTATTTCATATTTCCAAATACCCACATGAAATTACCATTAATTACATC